AAAAAGAATGATTCTATATAAGATCAGCAACTCTTTTCCAATGAAAAAACTCTTCTTTATCCATAGCTATTCTTTTAGCAATAGAAATCAACTCTTCTTTATTCATTTTTATTTTTCTTCTCAACATCACTTTTTACACTTAAAAGAAAAACAACAATCAAAACAGAAACAAATCCACACATCATAGCATCCAAAGCAAAACATATAATCGCTAAAGCCAAATAAAAATCAGAAATGTCAATTTGAAAGACGTTCTTATTATTGTTTTCCATCTTATTATCCAATCATTTTTTCAACTTCAATAGCAACTCCAACCGCATAACCCTTTGTAAGACACAGAAACATCATCAAATCCTCAATGATTCTTTCCCTTCCATAAATTTTCCATTCTTCCTTATGTTCTTCAACGATATTCTTTCCTTTTCCTTCTTTCAGCCACTCCACAATCATTTGCGTTTTACTTTTCATTTTTCAAATCTCCTTGATTTGTTGTTTTACAATATCTATATAACAAGTAAAAATTTTACTTACAAAAAATGGCAGCCCTTGAAGGAGTCGAACCCTCACAGACGCGGGACCAAAACCCGCCGCGCTACCATTACGCAAAAGGGCTGTAAGAGTGATAGGTTCCTCTCACACTCTTTGAGGGCAAACAAAAACTAAACCTGTTTGCAAGGCGGTTGCTATTTATGTACAATCAAGCAACCCATCAGATTTGGCTGGGATTATCCATATCAAGTGTTTACAAACACACCAAATCATTTTCAAACACTTATTATATAACATCATAAATTTTTATTTACATTATCTTGAATCATCATCGCTATTTTTGCTCCATCTGCTGATGCAATAATAGCTTGTCTGTATTCATTGTGTATATCACCACAGAGATAAATATTTTTATATCCTTCGATACTTGAATCAATCTATTTATAATCTCCCAACAACTCATCTCTTTTAATTATTCCAATAGCAACAAACATCCCTTCTATATCTTTATACTCAATCTCATTTTCGCCATTTGTTTGCTTAATTACAATCCTCTTAAAACAACCCTATCCTTCCACTTCTTTCAACATAAAATTTGTCATAATAGATATATTTTTTTGATTTCTCAATTTTTCCATTAATTTATAATCAGCTTTAAAAACATTTCGGCGGTGTACCAAAACAACTTCTTTACAAATCTAAGATAAATACAAAGCTTCAGTTATCGCAGTATTTCCTCCGCCTATTACCATTACTTTTTTATCTTTATACAAAACACCATCACAAGTAGCACAATAATGGATATTTGAATAATTATACGCGATTTTCAACGTTACACTTCCTGTCGCAACAACCAAATAATCATATCTAAAAATTTTATCATTATCTGTAACAACAAATTTTTTGCTTTTATTAATCTATGTAACTTCGTTATCAAAAACAACACAACCATTATTTTTTGCTTGACGTTCTATTTTATTCATTAATTCATTTCCAGAAATACCATCCGGAAATCCTGGAAAATTCTCTACAAATTTTGTCTCTGACAAACATCCAAGAGAATAATTATTAAATATCTTTACATCAAATCCAAATCTTCCAAGATATATTCCACAAGTCAAACCGGAAACACCGCCACCAACTATAACAACATTTTTCATAAACACAACCTTTCAATAAAAAGATTTCGCATCTGACTAATCTTTCTAATTTTCTTTTTTTAACATATCAAACATATAGTTTTTTAACTTATCTTTATTTTTTATTCCCGGAAAGTGAACTGCAAAATCACCTTCTTGATAAAGATTTATTGGTTTTGTTTTGTATTCAGGTAAATCTAAATAACTGTTAAACAATCTAATAGGAACCTAACACACTTTTTTTCTATATGGTTTATAAACACTATCCATCAAAAAACCCATTGCAGCTTGTTCTCGAAATTTGTGCGTCTTAAATTTTTCATAATTTTCCAAAACTTCATTCAAAAACCTAAAACTTTCCTAACATTTCTTTATCAAGAAAACACCATTATTCCAACCATTAATATCTTGTCCCATCCAAATAAAAGTATCTTGATTTCCATATTTAAGAATCTACTACAAATCAAAATCCTTGTTAAGAATCAAAGTATCTGCATCCATCCATAAAAAATATTCACTCTATATTTGCGGGGTTTGAAACACTTTTAATAAACCATAAATCTTACTCCAAACTGGATGTTTTGTCTCATCTAAAGAATGTTTGCTTTCAACCATTTTATAACCATGTTGCATACAATACTATCTTCGATGATCCCTGCTGATTTCAGCAATCTATTCTATATTTGGAGTCGCAAGCGAAAACAAACAAAACTTACTCATGTGTTTCTCCCTATTGTTTTATTCCAACATTTATTACACTTTCTTTCTAAACCTAGTAATAACAATCCCCAAACCAAGTATTTGTTTTTACCACTATAAAATCAATTCCATCTATTATTTCGTGATAACCGCTTACTATCTATCCAGAAAAAGTAATTCCACTACAAATTATATCATTCATTTTTTCTCCTTTTAATTTTTTAAATTTGGCGGAGAGCAGAGGTGTCGATCCCCATACCGATCAAAGTACCAACTGTTTTCAAGACAGTGACCACAGCCGTGTGATTTTACTCTCCGTTTTTGGTGAGAGCTGAAAGATTCAAACTTTCAACCTATTCCGTGTAAAAGAATTGCTCTATCATTGAGCTAAGCCCTCTTATCCTCTTTATTGATTGATTGTAAGCCCACCAAAACAATCACTCACCACTCTTTTTACCCAAATTCAGTTTTTACCTGCCCACATTCTCCCTTTTTGGAGAAAGAGTATCAATAAAACATTTTTATATTACAACAATATTTTTTATTTCAAATTTCCAACAAATATGTTTTTATATTACTTTTAAACAAATAATCGTTTCCAACATTTATACATTTAACACCATTTATTTCCTTTATCACTCTTTTATGTGTATGTCCACAAACACAATAATCAACCTTTATTTCATTCAAAAAATCTTTACTACCACTATATCCATTATATAAAGAAAAAGGTTCGTGTTCACTAAACCAATTCAATTCTTCATGCGGAACCATGTGCGTAACCAAAATGTTTGTTTTACCTTCAACAATATTTTCCTTTATTTGTTGTTTACATTTCTTATTCTATAAAGACGGTATGAAATCTATAATTTTAGAATCCAACCAATGACTACTTATCATATCTCCTTGATAAAATTTATTTTTATTTAAACTATGGTCATACCAAAAAACATTTCCAATAAAATTCAAACCTTCAATTTCATATCTTCCCTATAAATCTAAATAATGTATATTGTAATGTTCTTTCCATTTAAGATAATAATTTTTTATTTCCTATATGCTCCAATAAGCAAACTCATGATTTCCAAAACAACAAACCACAGGACAATCATTTCCCAACAATTCATGAATAATTCTATAAGGATTTTCTTTACTTAAAACAACATTACTCTCCAATATATCACCAGATATAACAATCAAATCATATTCATATTGATTGATAGCATTAATCAAACTTTCTCTGAAAAAAGACCTTACATATTTAGCTTGATAATCATAATGTAAATCAGACAGAATTAATATTTTCATTCAAACCTCCTTTCTTTTCTGGTGGACTTTAGCAGAATCGAACTGCTATTTATAGAATGCAAATCTATTGTTTTACCATTAAACTAAAAGCCCAAAATTACTAAAAATTTATATATAAATTTTTCCAATTTTATTCTTAAAATGGAGCCGACTATTGGATTTGAACCAACGACAAGCATATTACAAGTATGCTGCTCTACCCCTGAGCTAAGTCGGCATAAAATATAAATTTCATAAAAAAGTACTACAAAATATTATAACTTTGAATCAAAGTTTAATATTTGAATATTACTCTTCTTATAAAACTTACTAAAAACTGCATTTTGAATATTATCCATTAGCAGAAACCTATATTTTAAATCAAGTTTTTTAACTTTTTTGTAAAGTTCCACCCAAGATTCAACTCCCTAAAGTGTTTGCTTCCACTGCTCATCTTTAGGTTTAACATCAAATTTTGGATAAAACCAACTTTTTACATACTTCTTATATCCTCTTCTTGCTATTTCTATCGAACTTGCAACCATATCTGGTGTATTATAATTTCCAAACAAAAGATTTCCAATAAAACTTGAATATGCCGGATTAACTTCAATTAATTTATATCCATGTATATTTGCCAACATGTTCAATTTGTTTTTTATCAAATGCCGACACCAAACATTATTACACAATCTATTAAATTCCTTTCCCTTGCCTTTATCAGAAGACCTAATTACCAAATCCTCAATTACCATATTTGAACACTTCCAAATATTCATCAACACATCTATTTTATAACAAACCTTTATTAACTCATATTTTCTTTTCCTGTTTTGATATTCCTTATCTTTTGTTAACAAAAACTTTTTATCGTTCAAACGAAACATATTGAACACTTGCTTATATAACACGTTAAATTTATTCTTACAATTAAACTACAAAACAGACAACCCAATAGCATTAGGATTCAAATCAATTCCCAAAACTCTTTTTGATTTCAGATTATCATAAAACTTTTCTTTCATCAAAGATTCATCATAAGCAATCCACACATTCTAATTATTAAATTTCACTGAAACTGTTACTTCTCTTTTGTCTATTAAATTTTGCAAAACACACAATTCTTTTTGAAATTTTCCGGAAAACTTATTAATTTGTATTTCTAATTTTTGTCCTTTATGCGGTTTATAATATATTTTATTGTTGTTCAATTCAAAATCAAAACATCTATTTCCTTTCATTAATTTCTAACCTTGAATAGATATTGGAATTTGTCTCTTTTTCTTTAACTACTATTTACAAATCAAACCTCTTAAATATTTCTTATAATTTGTCTTTCCCCCAAACACTATTTTTTTATTTTTAAACTTAGAATACAACATCTGCCCTTCTTTTACCGCACATTGTATAAACCAACTATTCTATCCTAAAAACAATTTTTTACAACAAGTTCTAACTTGTTTTTCATTCATTCCATCTTGGAAACGATTAAAAGCAATTCTTACCAACGAATTAAAACTTCTTAATTCTTTAGTAAAATCAACTTTATTCATAATCTTTGCTTTAATTGTTTTCATCTTTCTCTTCCAACTATTTTCTTATTTTATTTAATTTTCTTCTGTGAGAATAGCTTTTTATAGTAAAATAATGAATAATAGAAATCAAATCATCTGTCAATTCTTGTTCATAACTCCTGTTCTCAAGAACATCATTTAAAACTAAAATAGTACACCCAAAATATTTAAATATCTGTTCTATAATCTAAAATCCAAACCTCACTAATCTATCTTTGTTTTCAATCACAACAACAGAAATCTCATTACTAATTACTCTTCTAATAATCTCTTGAAAATCTTTTCTATCTGAAGACATCCCTGATTTTATATCAAAATATTGTTTTTCAAGCACTAATCCTCTCGATATACAAGATTCATATATTCTCTTGTTTTGTTCATTTAATTGTTCTTTTTGTTTTTGTGTAGATACTCTCGCATAAGACACTATAGATTTCTTTTGTTTACAAGATTTTTCTCCAATTAAAGCATATACAGACTCATCATCATACTCAAAAAAATTTTTGCTAAATTTTGATTTAACTTTTATTTTTCCATTTTTAACATACCTACACAATGTTTGTCTTGTGATTCTCAAAATCTATAAAACTTCTTTTGCTTTCATATTATTTTTCTTCTTTATTTGTTAATATTTTTTAATTTTTTACTATATAAAAATATAAACAAATTATTTAGTTTTTCTGTTTTTAAGTAGAAAATCCATTAAAATTAACTTGTTTTATTTTATATTTTTAAACTCTTTTTAATGATTTCTATATAACAAATCTAAAATATCAAAACAATTTTCTTTTTTATGCTTTTAAGTGTTTTTCATATTTTGAAGCATAAGGGAAAAGACCAAACAATCTGTCTCTCAATCCATTATAAAAAGCCTCATCATTATACCCTGCAAACATTTTTTCAATATTCTATGTTTTTACAGACTACGCATCTTCAAAAGTAGCTTTCAAAACTCTTTGCTCATACCCAGATTTATAACCAAGTAAACCACAGAACAAAGTGTTGATGCTATAACCAATATCACTTGTATAATCAACACCTTTCATAACTTCAAGCAACTCTTTCTTTGGATACTTAAACGGACAATGACTTTCAAAATTAAAACTCAACTATAAACCTTTTGATTTCAAATAATCAAAAGTTCTTGCGACTCTCCTTGGCCAGATATGATTACTTGACGCAAATGCTTCTCGATCTCTCGGATTATATACAGGACACAAAAACTGAAAACTAAACGGCATCAAAAACACTTCATCATCACTGCAAAAAATAAAGTCATCTGACAAGTCTTGAACATTCTAACATACATAAAGAACTTTATTAATAATATTCCCATCCTTATTATGTTCAAGACCATCTTCAAACTATATAAAATCAACTTCTTGTACCCATTCTGGTTTTCTGGGACCAACTATAATAATCCTTCCCACATCAGATATATTTCTTTCAATACTTCTCAGCAAAATTCTCAACTCATCATCATTACTATGACTCTCTTTACTCAAAGGAATAATCACATCATACAACATAGTCTTTTTCTCCTTTCTTGTTTATAAGAATATAATTTATATTACAACAAAAAATAAAAAAGAGAGAAATTTTTTCTCTCTTTTAGAACAAAAAAACAAATTATTTTTTACTTATTTTACTTAATGGGATTTTTGGTTGTCTTACCAACAAAAACAAAACGTCCCTTTTCACGAGTATAAACTTCATAAACAGTAGAAGGATTACTATTCATCTTTCCACACTTACAAGTACATTTAACACTTGTAGTTTTAACTGATGATTCAGATTCAACAGCGGCAATCTTTTCAGCAAATTCCTTCTTAATCTTTGCACGTCCTCTGGAATCATACTTGTTCAGCTTTGCAAGCTTGCGAGTTTCATTTGCCTTGTAAGCCCCAATTTTACGGTTCTTTTCTTTTTCAGTCATTTTCATTTTCCTTTCTTGGTTAGTTTATATTTACTCAAAAAAACATATTTTGAGCGTGACTTACTTATAAGTAACATCTTTTAAAAAATGCAACAAAAATTTTCAAACTTATTTTCTTGTTCTTCACAAGCATTTCTATTACCAAATATTTCTCCGCAAGACTAACATCTAAAAAAACAAATTTCTTTCATTTCAAATAGTTCTTATTTCCATCTGTCTCTAACACTTTCAGGTATATATTCGCGTATTTTTTCTTTAATTTTCTCATCAATTTTAGAGTATGGCATCATAAAACCACCCGATTCTTTAATCTTAAAATATGTAGCATCTTTTATATACATGCCACCAAAATCACTAACTTCAATTTTAACATCAACTTGTGCTTTATTAAAACTAATCCAAAAATCTCCATCCAAAAAATTTCTAATTGAATTTCCAAAATTTATAATATTTCTCATCGTATCAGCAGTACCTTGATGAGTTGTAAGTAAAATTCTATCCGGAATTTTTCTCTTTCTTTGATTATTTTGAATAATAGCAACTTTATAATCATTTAGTACCCAAACCAAATGAATGTTTTCTGCTTTATATCCAACACTAATTAATCTATTAGCAAGATTTTCAAATTCTGCATAAGAACTCAATGTTTTATCAAAAATTAAATTTGGTTTTCTATCATCAGCAGCCATTCTTGCAGAATACATTACATAATCAATATATTTCTGATTTAAATTAATATCTTTCAAATATCCGTGAAGCATTTCAACTTGTTCAGAATTATTAAGTTTCCAATTAGAAATATCAACTTTACAAACTTCTTTAATTTTTTCTTGAATTTTTTTGTTTGTAATTGCAAAATCTTTCAATTTATCAACATCAATTCTTTTTGCATCAAGCCCAAATAATTTTGAAATCTGAAAACCTTTTCCACTTCCTCCTCCACCGCCAACAATAACAACATTGTTATATGCAGGATAATTTTTCTTTCCAAAAACTATTTCTTTAGCAACATATACATTTCCTTCTTTTGGTAAAGAATATTCAACTTTGTTAAGACATTCAGCAATTTCTTCTAAAAAATTTTTCATATTGTTAATCCTTTCTCCATATTATAAAGCAAAAAATTCTTGTTCACTAATAATCTTAATCCCAAATTTCTTTGCTTTATTCATTTTAGACGATGTACTATTTACATCAGCACAAACTAAAATATTTAAATCTTTAGAAACACTATCTACTGGAACAAATCCTTTTTCTCTTGCTTTATCTTCCATTTCTTGTCTTGTATATGAACTCTTTCCTGTAAAACAAATCTTTTCTCCTTCTTCAATTTTTTCTTCTTCTACATCAAACAATGACAACAATCTCAAATTTCTTTCTCTGTTTTTATTAAGACCTTCAATTACATTCTTACTTGTAATCTCTCCAATACCTTCCATTCCACAAATATCAGCAACAGTTAGAGATTTCAAAATATAATCCAAATTAAACGATTTTAGAAGCGTTTTAGATACACTTTCACCAAGGTTTGATATATTTAATGCCTTAAGGAATAAACTCGCTTTAACACACTTTATTTTAGCTAATTCGCACATAATATTATCTTGCATGGTTTTGCCAATCCCATCAATTCCTATCAAATCTTTTTTCTGTATCATCAAGAAATCATAAAGATTATCAATGTCAGTCTTTTTCATAATGGAACGAATTACACTCTCTCCAATTCCAAAAATACCAAGACAAGTAAGTTGCCAAGTAACATTTTTCACTTTTCCTTCAAAACAATGTTCATTCAAACAAACAACACTATTATCATCAATTCTTATATCACTTCCACAGAAAGGACACTTTTCTATGCTTACTATCTCCCCTCTCGGATTAGATTCTTCAATATTTACAATATAAGGAATAACCATCCCCGCCCTTTCAACCACAATTTTGTCTCCTATTGCAATATCTCCGTGAACAATATATTTACCACCATCACTTCTTTTTGTAAGAGATATAGACGCTTTAGTGATTGTAACTCCCTGTATATCTACAGGCTCAAAAACAGCAACAGATGTAATTCTGTTATCTTTACCCATTCCCCATTCTATACCCACCAATTTCGTAACAGCTTGTTCATTTGTAAACTTCAAAGCAATTTGATTTTTGGGATGATGTTCTGTTCTGCCAAGACTATCTCCATATTCTTTATCTTTCAACTTGATAACAATACCATCCATAGGATAATCATATCCATTTATCTATTCTTCTATCTTTGCAAATTTTTCATCAAATTCTTTCATCTTTATCTCAAAAGAATTTTTATCATAATCTACAAAAGTCAAAACCGCACCTTGCTTAAAATAAAAATCAGCATCTTCATTACCAACAATACCACTCACAGCATTTCTACTGTTTTTGAAAATCTTTCCAGATTTACTTTTAATCTTTCTATATACAGTATTAAAATCATTATTCGTAATTACAATTTCTCCAAGAACATAATCTTTTGTAACATCAACAATTTTATTGCTTTCAATTCTTATCATCTTCAATTTATCAGAAATATTGCTTCCTTCATATCCGTTTCCTCTGGTAGATAATTTACCTTCTTCCAATTTTCCGGAAATACCATCATATTTTGGCTGAATCAAAAACAATTCTTCTTCGTTTCTTGAAACTTGTTCCATCCATTTTTTCAACTATTCTTTTGTATAAACCTTATTTAGGGATAACATTGGAACCTTATGAACAATCTTTTCCCCAACAACAACAGGTTCATTAACTTGACAAACCAAATCATTGTTAGGATCAATTTTTCTTAATTCCTCAACCAATTTATCATATTCAACGTCACTAATATCGGACACACCATCTTTCCAATATTTTTCATTAGCCCCTTCAATCTTTTCAATCAATTCTTCTTTGTTCATTTCTCTTCCTCAAGTTTAGATTTCAGAAACACCAATTCTTTTTCAAATTCTTTCACAAACTTATCTTCACTCAATTCAAACACCTTCCTAAATATTCTTGCTTTATCAACAAACAAAACAAGGAAAAACTTGTCTTCAAAATCGCTTTTGTGAAAATTAAATTCAACTTCTTTTCCGGCAAAGTTGAATTTCAAAACATTCAAACCTTCTATCTTATAGCCGTTTTCATTAAAATCAAAAACATCAATTTTATTTTTCTTTAAAATCTTTTCAATATTCATTTTTCATTTCCTTTCTTTTTATTCACCTTCTACATAACAAAATAAAATTTTATTCACATTTTTTTCGCTTCTTCCATCTTTCTACCAAACTATTTGCTCCTTCATTCAAAGCATACGAATCAAAAACTTGTTTTTCTTTTTCAAACTAATTTTCTTTCTAACTAATCTCTTGCATAATGTCATTAACTTTCTGTTTCAGTTCATTTCCATTGTTCTTATAAATCTATTTTAAATCTATCGCACTTCTCATCTGACCATCTGGCTTTGTCTCATCCATCATCTACATTGTTTGTTTCTATACAGCCTATCCAAAACTATCTTTCTACAAATCTTCTTCAACTTTTCCTATTGTCACATACATCTTGCAACGGAAAGTAAATATGCTTCCATCTCTGTTTTTTGGACAACAAATCACTAACTTATGTATTTTCCTTTCCTCTTCACTCCTTTCTCCTACTCCCACAGTAGCAGTTTGATTGACAATACCTAACAAACAGTTCGCACTATGTACCTTTTGTTTTGTACCAAACACATCAGAAGCACTTAAAAACGGTCTTTCTTTTGTTTCCTGCTTTTCTGCTTGAATACCAGCTTGTGTACAAGTAAGAACCGGACAATCACAGTTTATCGCTAATTGTTTTAAATCCTTTGTAACTTTGCCTTGTTCATCATTTTCCGAATATGCTTTATGTGTTGGAGACATCAAATCCATATAATCAACTATTATTACATCTATATGAACACCCTTCAATTTCAACTCTGCAACAGCTCTTTCTATCATTGTAGCATCTGTTGCTTGCGGAAATTCATAAATATATAATCCTCCAGCTCTTACCCTCTGCTATATATTAAATCTTTTCCATTTTTCAAATTCTGCATCACTAAACATTCCAAGTTTCAATCTTCTATAAGGTATCTATGATTCCAAAGACTGATATTTTGTCCGCATCTGAAATTCATTTTCTTCATTTCCACAATGCAGAACATTATAACCCTTTTTTCTTATATTAGAACCAATAGATTTCATCAATGTAGATTTTCCTTTGCCAGATAATCCAAATATCACTGTCAACTACGCCTTAAACAGACCTCCTGTCTGTTTATCCAATGTAGGAAAACCTGTAGGAATACCAGCATATTTCTACGGATGTTCTTTCCTGTTTATAATCTAATCAACCCAATCATCCACATCATTGTGTAATGATATTACTCTTCCTTTATGTTCTACTCTATTCAAATCCAAAGAACCGCTTTTCAAAATAGAAGCGGCATCATCTATACTTCCAGACTACAATTTTTCATAAGCCCTAACGATCACATCATTTATATCTGTTGCCAAATCAACTTCATTGAACTTAGAGACAATCAAATCCAACTCCTATGTAGGGGATGAATTACAACATATTTCAAACTAAGCTTGTAAAGCCTTTATTTTTATTTCATCAGACTATTTATCAAAATCCTTGTCTAACTCATACTCAAATTGTTCTTTTGTCAACAAACTCTTATTTTCTTCAAAATATAATTTTATCTTATTGTAAATATAAGTCCTTTCAATATTAGTAAACCATTCTTGCTTGCAAATTCCGTACATACGTTGTAAATACATTTTATCTTTCAAAAGATATTTTAATAGTTCTCTTTCCAAAGACACAGTTTTTATTTTTCTTTCTTTCCTACTCTACATTTTCATTTTCCCTTTATAAAAAATTACCTATATGAAATATTACTCTCATATAGGTAACTACAAATTTTATTTAATATATTTTTACTCTCTATTATCTTG